AGGTTCTGCTCCTGGGCAGATACGATCGGGAACACAGACGAAAGGATGCTTGAACGTGTTGCGTCTATACCCTGCACGGTACCGGCGATCTGTTGCGCCGATTGGTCGTGTCGTGCTTGCAGCTGGAGGCCAGCTTCACCGAGCACCCGGGCGACTGAACCACCCACCTGGTCCTTACCTTGAGAGATACCAGAGCCGGCCGTTTTGGTCAAACCAGCCCTGACTAGCTCGGCCTGGTACTCAGGAGAGAGCGTTGCACCGGCGGTGGACTCGGCGATACCCCGGGTCAAGAGATTGTCACGTAAGGTCTTGAGTCGAGGATCTTCTTTGAGATTCTCGTCCACGATGGCCCGCACGGTTCGGCTAGAATCAAGCGAGTTGGGATCTTTCTCAGCTTCGGCCAAGATCTGCTGGGCACCAAGCTTACGCACACGGGCCAGCTCGGGATCAAACTCCTCCTGGAGAGCCTTGCGGTTGTCCAGACGGGCACGTTCGGCACGCAAGAATTGATCGTTAACCTTGTTCAGGTTAAGCTCTTGATCGAGAATGCGTTCCGACTTGGTCAACGCACGGTTCTGGAGCGCGGCCGCCCTGTTGGCTGCGTTCTTCTTGGCAACTGCACCATAGATGCCAGCCGCGACGTTCACGACACCAGCTATAATCGAAGTTACGAGTGCCAAGACGACCTCCAGTGTTGAGAATGGTTGTTGATCATGACGTTATAGAGTAGGTTCAAAAGGTCTGCAGGTCATGCTTACGTTTTTACCAAGCACCAAAGGTACAACGTCGGTGTGGTGTTTTCGTGCGCATCAGCCACTCCGGTGTAATTGGGTTGCGTGGCCAGCGGCAGCTGACGGCTCGTGAGCAACGATGTACCGACCAGTCCAGAGCCTGCCTCGCCGGCCTGTGAACCGTCAGATGTGCCGTCACCCTTGACTAAGAACTGGTTGGGCGGTTGAGGAGACGGTACGGAGATGGTTTCACCGTCGTCCGCTCGTTGGAAGATGGCGTTGTTGTCGAAGTGGAGGGCCTCGGCATGGCCGATCACGTGAGTGTGCTGCTCGACATCTGCTGAGCCGAGTACGACTGTCTCGGAGCCAGCCGTGGCACCAGCCGCGCGTGCCGTGAGGCCGGTGTCTGGCGTGTAGACAGCGTTTATACCAGACGTGTCCTTCGTGGCGATACCGACGGCACGACCACGCACCGATGGATCAAACTCACCCACGTAGACCCATCCCGGGTTTGTCCGGATCGCATCCTCAAGTAGACCAAGCACGACGAACTTCGCATCGCCCGGGGTTCCTGCCACGGTGCGCCAAGATCCGCGTTCGAAGTGGATCAAGCAGTGGATGTCGGTGTCCCAGTACTGCTCAAGGTCTTGCGGATCACTAGGTCTCGCCGCCGTGGTGCCAGTCGCGGGAGGCACTGAAGCCTTGCGCCACACGGCACCGTTCCATCCGTAGAGTCCGATGATGCGTCCGTTGAACGTCTGCATCCACACCAAAGGTTCTGATCCAGTCGGGCCGGCCGGGGTGGTGTTCTGTAGCCAGAACGGGAGCGCAGCAGAGTCAGATATGTCGGCCGGTGCATAACGCCCCGTAACCTCGTCGTAGACCCACCATGCAGATCCATCCTTCAGCCAGGGGCCTTGGTTACCCACGGGCTCTACGTCTCCGGTTTGAAACAATGTGGACCCGGTTGGACTCAATATCTTGAGCCTGGATACCATGGCGGCGAACAGTGCCTGCACGTCACCCGAAAAGTCGGCCGCGAGTGGTGTGCTGGAGAGTACCAAATTTGTTCGTTGAAGCGACATAAAGTTTTGTCTATCTGATAGTTACGGAGTAAATTCTGGGAACAACTCAAGCAAGGTTGAGGTAGTTGCCTCAAACTCCAGCAGTGGGCTGACCTGGCCGGTTTGAGCAACGCCCGACGCCTCGACCGTTTGAATCGACAAGATCCGGGGTGCTTGATAGCGTGACGGGATCACCCGACGACTTATCGGATCGAGTGCTTGGAATCTTGACGACATACGGTTAAGAATAGGGCAAAACTAGCCGCGGTGTCCAGCTCAATACACGATACCATCATTCGACACGATCGTTAACAGTAACTCTTCAAGCTGACGGGCCGCGATCCGGTTGGCCTGATTATCAGCCTGGCGGTCGGCGGCCTGCTGGGACACGATGGAGAATCCGTCGGCCGATCCGACCGTGGCAATCTCATCGGCCGTCACTGTCCGTGTCACCTGGGCCGAGTAGCCGATCATCGGAGCCGCTGTTGACTGTGCCTGTAGGTCTTCAGATGTTCCGCTCAACGACAACCCATCAGCCCTGACCATCCGGGCTTGTAGTTCATCATCGGTGCATTGACCTGCTCGGTTCTGTCCATCCACTGGATCAAGCTGAAGTCTGATCGCTCGGACACCGCCTGGACCCATACCAGCGACAACTAGCTGGAATGACTCGTCTCGGAACGGCAGGTTCTGAGATTCGACCGAGCAGTCGTCTGTAGACGGAATACGTATCTCGCTGGTGATCAAGCGTCTCGATTGAGGCTTGGTCATCCACACCTGACTCGTCGGCGTGTAGGTCTGACCAGGTCCAAACACGCTCTGCTGTGCTTCAAAGCGTTTCTGTGCGATCCGTTGATACCGTCCACGGTTCTCGCCTGACCAGAACACTGCGATGTCCACGGTTCCCTGTAGCTCAACTAGATCCACACGGGCATATCGGGCCTCCTTGTCGTTCATCAACATCTCACCGTCGTAGCCCCGGGTCTCCATCCACCACTCGAAAGGGCATCCCTCGTCCAGCTGATCCGGACCGAATGCCTCCCAGAGTCGAAGCTCACCGTCCTGCTGATCAAAACAAAACAGCCTGGGTTGCTGTTCGGACCGGAGCGAGACCCACTCGATAGGATGTAGGCCGTTCCAGCTGGAACTCCATCCAGACAGCTTTCCTTCCATGGTCAAACGGCTGGATTGGTCCAGGACCCAGGTGTTGCTGTTGTCCAGCGTGTTGACCGGGCAGCTCAACAGGAAGAAGTTCTCGTAGGTGGCACAGGAGATACCTGACAGATCGTCGGACAGTTGCCCCTTCTGCCACAGCATCTCGTTATCCTGGTACGGCAGGACAGAGGTGACGGACGCCTGCTGAGCTACGTCGAAATTGACCAAACCGTACTGGCTGTACCACCAGAGAAGTCCATGATGTTCTATCAGGGACCGGTGAGCCACGCAGCCGACCTTGTCGAACACCTCCTGCTGGAACCCCTGGGTGCTTAACCATGTCGAACGGTCACGGATACCCACGTAGATTACCTCGGCCTGGCGGCTCGTGAACACCAAGAGCTGATCGTTACGCCCCGGCAACATGGCCAGTGCGGTGATGTCACCAGGAAACACCAGATAGAGCGGTATTGCTACGGTTGAATCGTAGGGTTCCCAGAACGACACCGGGTTTCCAATGTCGGACGGTATGAGCTTGGGACCTTGGGCCACCCAGAGACGGCTTCCGGCCCAGATCATCACAGATCCATGCGGGATAGACCCGGTGCCGCGCTGCTGGACAGCCGTGGAGCCGTCGAACACCACCGGGGGCGTCTTACGGCCGTCCTGGATCACCATGAAGACCCGCGGGTCCGTCAGCGTGATCGATCCGTCCACGTTACGACTGTTCGTCTGGAGGGCTTGTGTAAAGTAGCAGGTGGCCGTGGTGTCAAAGAATGCACCGACCGTGGAATGTGAGCGGTACGGGTAGTCTGAGCGGTAGAGCGTGCCAGACACCACGAATAACAGGACCGGCGTACCCGTGATGGGGTAGAACCACTGGGCACCTTGGAACAGAAGTTCCGCCTGGGTCGTTGAGGACGCTCCGGACGAGTCTGATGAGGCTGATGAGAAGCTGAACTGGCAGTCAAATCCAGGTCTGGCCGATGCGATACCACCCCGGAGCAACATGTTGACCGATCTGGAGACCATGCCGGCCTGCAGCTCGCTAGGGAGTACGGACGAATCGGTGGCACGGAATGACTTGTCGCCGTCGACGATAGGTGTTGCCATAGGTTAAGACATCTGGTCGTCGTTGTAGTCGCCTGGTCCGCCCTGCACTTGGATGCCCTGCTGAACCTGTGATCCAACGCGCTCTTCCTTCTCCATGATGATCCGGGCTGCTGTCTTCTCGAAGCCGACACCGAGATCCAACATGTCGTCCTGATACGCCTTCACGGCTTTCAAGGCAAGCAACAAGGCGAGCCTGCTGTGGAGCAAGATCCTATCGCTGGTGCGGCGGACTTCAAATGTGGAGCGGCGGTAAAGTACTGTGATGACGTCGCATGACGGGTTCACGGTGATCCGACGGTACTGAGGAGACGTCTCGTCGGGCTCGTAGATGCCGATCAACGTGCCGGTCGTGGTGGAACCGTCGAAGCTGGACAAGCGTATCATACCCTTCGATACGCCCTTTGAAATTCCGGTGATCCGGGAGATCTTGGGTGCATCAGACGCTGGCAACGCATACCCGTAAGTCATCGGGATCAGGGCACCGTCGTGCTGGACGCCTGCGATGGTGTGTGTCAGGACGCGACCTTCGTGATCATAACCATGCACGACGAGCTTTACGGACCCATCGGCCGGGTTGTCCAGGAACGCGACGAGCTTGGAGGCACACGTGAGGTCTCGGTAAGTCGGAAACGTGCCTAGCTCTATCCATCGGTAGTCACACCTGGGGCCGGCGCCAGATCCGTTCTGGTGGAACTGGAACAGCTGGTTACCCGGGATCGCTGGCATGCCGGAGATGTTGACTGCCAACAAGCTCTCGACATCCCGTGGCAATGTGACGACCTCTCCGTCGGTGCAGATGTCCACACAGCCGGTCAGGAAGTCATAGTCAGACTTCATGGCCAAAAGCTCGATTGCTTCAGTTAGCCTGCGAAACACGATCGTGTTGTCGCAAACGCCGAGAATCATCCTGGCGTCATCCAATACATCAGAAACGAGGAAGCTCATAAATTATAGCCAAGCCACGACACTCATACGCGCAGTCGACACCCACCGGATGTTGTTACTGACGGCTCCAGTCACGAGTATTTTCAGTGAAAGGTTGCCCGCGTCTGCAGAAACCACTGGAACATTTGCCAACGTACCCCAGGTGGCTGCCGTACCATCACCAAGCAGGCGATTCGTAACAGTCCCGACCAGGGATACTACACCTCCGTCGTTCTTGATTACACCGACGGTTTCCCAAGCAGCTGTCGTTGCTACAGTGTCTCTGGAACCTACGTGGATGATATGGAATGCCCACACCGTGTCGTCCGGCAGGGTGGCACGTTGACCACCAAGTCCGTTCGTGAACAGCTCAAGCGGGGTCGCGTTAGCGGTAGTGTTGCGCCATTGGATGTGCATCTCCTGTGCATCACCCGGCAGTGCAAACGCACCAGCCGCATGTGCCCGGGACGCGTACACGGCAGCCTTGGCTTGGTTACCAGAGGCCACGGTAGCCGTGCCGGTAGCCTCATTGGCAGTTCCACCCAGGCAGCTGGACAAGCTGGCTGATGCGATGTTGAGTGTACCGCCGATGATGGATGAGTTGTTTCCAGAAGCCGTGTTGATTCCACCACCAGCGATTGATGCTGAAGATCCATCTGCGTCGTTGTTATTGCCTCCTCCGACGAACGATTTAGAACCAAATGCCGTGTTGGTATCGCCCCCACCTATGAAGGCGCTCACGCC